GAGACGCCGACCCTCCCTTAGAAGGAACTTTTCGTCATGAGCAATGCGCTTCTGACGCCGACCGCCGTCACTCGCGAAGCCCTCCGCGTGCTGCACCAGAAGCTGACCTTCATCGGCAGCATCAACCGTCAGTACGATGACAGCTTCGCCAAGTCCGGCGCCAAGATCGGCGATAGCCTCAAGATCCGCCTGCCGAACCAATACACCGTCCGTACGGGCCGTGTAATGTCGGTGCAGGACACCAACGAAACCAGCGTCACGCTGCAAGTCGCCACTCAAAAGGGTGTTGATCTGGCGTTTACGTCGGCTGACCTCACCCTGTCGCTGGACGACTTCTCCAAGCGCATCCTCGAGCCCGCTATGGCGGTTCTCTCGGCGGCCATCGAGAGCGACGCCCTGTCGATGCGTCGGGACGTCTACAATCAGGTGGATAACACCGCTGCCGCCATCACCTTCGCGAAGGTTCTGGAAGGCCGCAAGAAGCTGGAAGACAGCCTGACCCCGGCTGGTGGCCGCACGGCCCTGCTGAACACTCTCGACAACGCCCGCCTTGTGGACGCCCTCAAGGGCCTGTTCCAGGACGGTCGCGAGGTCGGCAAGCAGTACCGTGAGGGATACATGGGCTACGCTTCGGGCTTTGAGTTCGCCGAAAGCACCCATCTGTCGACGCAAGATCGCGGCGCCGGCAACGCCAGCTACGCGGTGACGACCACGGTTTCGACCCAAGGCGCCACTTCGGTTGTGCTGAAGACCGGCACCGGGGCCATTCAGGCGGGCGAGATCATCACCTTCGGGTCGGTGTTCTCTGTTCACCCTGAAACCAAGGTGTCCACGGGCATCCTGCAACAGTTTGTCGTCACGGCTAACTACGCGGGCGGCGCTGGCACCATCAGCGTTTCCCCGGCCATGCAAACGACCGGCGCCACGCAGAACATCTCGGCCTTCCCGCAAGCGGACGCTGTTGTCGCCATTTCTGGCACGGCTTCGACCAACTACGGCCAGTCGATGATGTACCACAAGGATGCGTTCACCTTTGCGACCGCTGACCTTGTGATGCCCAAGGGCGTCGATTTCGCCGCGCGTGAAGTCTACGACGGCATTTCGATGCGCGTCGTCCGTAACTACGACATCAACAACGACATCCTCCCGTGTCGTCTCGACGTCCTGTACGGCTACAAGACGCTTCGCCCTCAACTGGCAACCCGCCTTGCCAACTCCGCTTCGGTCTAAGGAGATCACATCATGGCTGTGAAGCAACTTTCTGACGGCAATCCGGACGGCACTACGCTTGGCCAATCGGCCACCGACCTGATCGCCTTTTACGGCAGCACTCCGCTGGCCCGTCCGGCGGGTGCGGCTCAAGCTGCGGTGACTGATTCGTCGGGTGGCACTGCCGCTGCGACCAACGGCATCGCCGCTCTGACTGGCACCTACAACAGCACCATCCTTGCCAACGCTATCGCCACCCTCGCCGCCCAGGGCAACGCCCTGCGTAACGCTCTGGTGTCGCTTGGCGCTATCAAGGGCGCTGCGTGAAACTACTCGTAGCTATTCCTGCCTATGACGGCGGGATTACCGTGGAAACGGCGCGCTCCCTGCTCAATGAGCAGGGGGCTGCGGCTCTCACGGGTGTTGAATTTGAGGTCGCGTTTCTTCCGCGATGCAGCCTGATCACCCAGGCGCGCGACCAACTGGCCAATCAGTTCATGGCCAGCGACGCGGACAAGATGATTTTCCTCGATAGTGACGTTGCATGGGAGCCGGGCGCAATGCTGCGACTGGCCAGCCACGACGTTGACTTCGTTGGGGGCGCCTACCGGCTAAAGCAGGACGCGGAAGCCTATCCGGTGACGTGGCTGGAGGGCGAGGAGCTTTACGCGGTCAACGGGCTGCTGGAGGTCGAAACCCTGCCCGGCGGCTTCCTGTGCCTCTCCAAGCGGGTCTTTGAGACGCTGGCCAAGCCGGAACACGTCTACTCGCATTTTGCGTTCACGGGCTTTGCGTTCTTCCACGTTCCTAGAGGGGGCGGGGAGGACACGCGGTTCTGCCTCGATTGGCGGGATGCGGGCGGCAAGGTGTGGCTGGACCCTGAACACCGGCTGACGCACGTCGCGGGGTCGAAGTCCTACACCGGCCACGTTGGCGAATGGATCAAAAATGGCTCTAACCACCTACAGTGAGCTGAAGACGTCCATTGCGTCATGGCTGCACCGCACTGACCTGACGTCGGTGATTCCTGACTTCGTGACCTTGGCTGAAAAGGCGTTCGGCACGGGACCGGAGGCGATCAAGTCGCCCCGCATGATGACGCGGCTCGCGATCACCGTTGATGCGGAATATGAGGCGGTCCCGTCCGATATGGTCGGCATCGTGTCTCTGACGCTGACCACGAACACGGACATTTACCCGCTGGACAACGTGACGCCGGAAAGCCTCGCGTTCCTGCGTGCGACGACGGACATTCAGGCGGCGTTCCCGCGCTCGTTCGCGATGGTCGGCGATGATTTCCGTTACTCGCCGGTTCCCGATCAGGCCTACACGGGCGAGCTTGCCTACTACGCCGCGATCCCGGCCCTGAGCGATAGCAACGCATCCAACTGGGTTTTGGCCAACTATCCCAACGTCTACCTCTACGGCTCGCTTTTGCAGGCGGCGCCGTACCTGGTGGACGATGAGCGGGTTGGGCTTTGGCAACAGCTTTATCAGACGGCGTTGGCGGGGCTGATCGCCTCTGAGCGGCGCCGGCAAGGCGTGATGTTCACGCCGCAATTCACCGCAAACGACATCATCCCGACGCGGCGGGGCTACTTCAACATCACGACGGGGCTCTAAATGTCTCACTCTCCTCAAGGGGTGGCGGTTCTTACCGCTGTTCTCACACGCCCTGCCGATACGACGGCCTACACGGCTAACGATCTGGTTGCGCGTCAGACGACTGTTGTTCCGGTCAACTCGCCTGCAATCGTCAACGCGGTGGCCATGAAGGGCGATGCGTTCCGGCTGGACCGGGTGCGGCTTCGCAAGTCCAGCATCTCGCTGACAAGCGCCAGCTTCCGGGTGCATTTCTTTGACCGGCTTCCGACGTGGACGGTTGGCGACAACGGCGCCGGGGGTGCAATTGGCGCGCTGGCGGTGGCTGACATGGCCGGGCACTGTGGGTTCGTTGACGTGACGATGGACCGGGCTTCGGCCACGGCCGGGGCCTATGGCATGGCCAACCCGTCGTCAGGCGCCATCACCATCGCCCCCCAGGCTGACACGACCATTTACATCGCGGTGCAGGCGACGGCGGCTTACACGCCTGCCTCGGCTGAGGTGTTCACGGTTGACGTTGAGGGCATCCGTCCTTGACACCCGCAAGCATCATCCCGGTTTTCGGATCGCAGCGGCCCTACGCCGATCTGAACTTCGCGGGCGGATCATTTGGGCTGGACGGTCGGTCGGTGAGCGACCTGACTGCGCTTCCCGGCTTTACGTTCACGCGTGCGTCCCTCGCCATGGGCTACGACGGGACGGGGAAGCTGGTCTATGGGCCGAATAATCTGCTGCTGCAAAGCCAGACGCTAGACAACGCGAGCTGGACGCTAAACAGCGCGACGATTACCGCGAACGCCGTTGCGGCGCCAGATGGGACGCTGACGGCGGACAAGCTGGTAGAAGTCGCGGCCACCACGAACCATTATGCCCTGCAAGTGGTCACGACTTCTGCAAACCAAACAGTAATTAGCACTTATGCTAAGGCCGCTGAGCGGTCTTTCGTGCTGGTTTACCACAACGTCAGCGCCTCCGGTCGGGTGTTCAATCTTTCAACGGGCGCGTTGGGTGGGACTGGCGGCGCGGCGGCTCCGCAAGCATCGGCTATGCAAAGCGTCGGCAACGGCTGGTATCGGTGTTCGATTACGGTAGCAACGACTGCGGCGGCCAATCAGGCGCGACTGTACGTACTTGCGGCGGACGACGGTTCGACGTCCTATGCAGGCGACGGCACCTCCGGCATCTTCCTCTGGGGCGCTCAACTCGAGGCCGTCACCTACCAGACGACCCCCAGCACCTACTACCCGACGACCACGGCGGCATACTACGGCCCTCGCCTTGTCTACGACCCGGTAACGCTGGCCTCGCTGGGCATCCTCGTGGAAGAGGCGCGGACTAATAGCCTGATCCAGTCTAACGGGTTTACCAATGTTGCGTGGCAGGACGCTGGGCCAAATCTGGCCACGGCGGCGGCGGCAGTAAGCCCCGATGGGACAACCAACGCGAGCCTTATCACCGCGACGGCCACCAACAGCATCATGCGTGAAGCGCGGACGCTGGTAGCTTCGACGGTCTACACGGGCGGCTTTTTCCTGAAGGCGGGGACTTCGACCCGCTCGCGCATTTTGATCCGCGACACGACGGCGGGGACCAATTTTGCGGATGTGACGTTTACGTGGTCGGGCGGCGTGCCAACTGTCTCGGGCTCACCGACTGGAACGTGGACAATCCAATCAGTCGGCGGCGGCTGGTATCGCATCACGGGTTACGGCAGCACGGGGGCGACGCCGACGCCTTTAGTCACCTTCGCTCTTCTGCCTGACGACCTCGTGGGTACGGGAACGGTCTATTGTTACGAGGGATCGCTTGAAGCCGGAACCGGCGCATCCTCCCCCATCCCAACCACAACAGCGGCGGTAACGCGGGCGGCGGATGCGGTGACATTTACCGGCCTGTCGGCTCCTGCGCCGTACAGCGTGGTGGCTGAGTTCAACATTCCAAGGGCGATATCGAGTATCGACCTTACCAACTGGGGAACACTGGCGAACGGCGGTGGCATTTACACTACACCGAACGGGCAGGCGTTTGTCCGCGAAAGCAACGCGACAACAGCAAACGTCTCGGGGGGCGCGCTGTCAGCTAACGTGACGCAAAAGGTGGCCGCCCGTTACGCCATAAACGACGTCAACGCGTCGGTGAATGGCGGCATCGGAACCGCCGATACGTCCGTGACGCCGCCGACTATGACTAACATCGGTCTAGG